TCATGATGATTACCACCAGTCCACATCATGATTGATGAATTTAATATGGTAAAATACATACCCAGAGTCTTTTTTCGTAAATGAGTATTTACTAAACTTTTATGTGTGATTTTAGATGGATTTTGCCCTATGATTAGCTTGTCACCAAATTGTAGCATTTCATCTATAGGCTTTAAAATCTTCGAATCTAGATCAAAAAATATACATTTTGCACCATCTTCACATAATCCTGGCTTAAATAATAGAAGCTTGAACCACCAACCTTCTAGATCATGATCACGCACATCTATTGGAATAATATCTGTGCCTATAAATTGGTCAGGTTCATCGGTTAGGCAATAATGTTTAAATGGTGAATTGAGATAAATCTTACATGATTCATTTATGGCCATAACATATTTTTTGTTATATTTTGGCTTTACTAATATGGAGTATAGATGATACATGTCGACCTCTATAAAATTCATATGCTATAAGTGGGGAAAGAAATACCCAAGTATATATGTTAATAGATTATATAATATGGTAAAAGCACATTACAATGGCAGCTTTTCTTTTCACTGTATAACTGATGATATTTCAAATATTAGAAATGAAATTATAACACACGACATTAATAAAATTGCATCATTTCGTAAAGATATGGGGTCAATTTTTACAATAGAAAAATTAAGTTCATTTAAATCTGGTTTTTTGGATGGGGGTCGATTTGCTTTACTAGACCTTGATATCATAATACATGGTAATTTAACAGAATATTTGAATGAGTGTTTTACAGAATTTAGATTGATCAAAAATTATTGGCAACCTGATTATGCAGATATAACCCATTATGGCGGTAATTACTGTTCAATAAATTCATCATTCGTTACATGGAAAGATGATCAAGCAACACACATATATGATTTTTATATGAAAAATCTTAATAAGATTTCCCGGGTTTACAATAGTTTTGATAGATCATTATATTATCTTCAAGATGGACAATATGCATTTCATCCAAAAGGAATAGTATATTCTTATAATGGAGGAGCTCACTATCCTGATGATAGGTCCGTAGGATTATATAGAGATTCTTATAAAATTTGCATATTTAATAATTCTCATGGATATGGTATGGATATTAACAATACAAAAAATTGGGCATTAAGCATGTGGAAAAAATATGATACCTTATAAAGATATGAAAGAAAAAATTTCATCCAAATATAATAAGTTAATAAGAACGTCAGAATGGCCAATATCTCATGTATTAAATGATAGCATAGATCCTTATTATTCTAGTATAGAATATGAAATTGTCGAATCTTTGATACCGCATATTGAAAATGGTTCTAAAATTGCCATATTAGGTTCTTGGTTTGGTATAACTTTTTTAGAAACATTTTCTTTAATAAATCACAAAATAGATATGATAAAGCTATTTGATTATGACCCAACGGTTGAAATAATTGGTAAAAAAATATCCAATATGGTAGATATTGATGTCAAATATCTAAGAAAAAATGTAATTTTTGATGATATAACAAAAGATATAGATGGGTTTAATATCTTCATAATACCCTATATTCATATGCTATTACCTTTTGATGATATTATTCCAAATGCACCTAAAAATAATTTCATATCATTGTCTGGTTCAAATGATGCATTTTTAATGAGATATGGAAATCCTATATTCAATGTAGATGATCTAAAGCAACAAACAACATTTTCCGATGAATTGTATATCTCAGAAAAAGAAATGAAATTTCTGGATAGGAGATTAAGTTTTAAAAAATCGATTTTAACGGCAAGAATCTAAATAGGCCGTGACCTAGCTATAATATGCATAACAATATAGCTGGAGGATGCCTATCATGGCTGAAGATAAAGATAAAGTTGAAGTTCAACAAGAAAAACCATCACCATCTGAAATATCTTTAAAAGAAGCTAATAGTTTTTTTGTAACTAAAATATCAGTAATGTCACTTGCAACCATTATGGTTTCTGTGGTATTTGTTCTTTTAATTAGTATTTTTCACCCTGATGTAAGCAATGATAAAATCTTTGAAGTTATAGGACCCGCATTCCAAACCGTAGTCGGTTGTTTTGTTGGAATGGTATCTGCGAATTTCATAAGGAAATAATAGTATGGACCAGCTTCTCAATATAGTCAAGACGGTTGCACCTACTATCGCAACTGCGATGGGTGGTCCTCTTGCAGGTATGGCTGTTCGCACCTTATCCGAGACATTACTCGGTAAGCCTGATGGTACACAAGAGGAGCTGGCCGCGGCAGCAGCAGCCGCAACACCAGATCAATTACTTGCGCTAAAAAATGCTGAAAATAGTTTTAAGCTTGAAATGAAAAAGCTTGATGTTGATTTAGAACGTATTAGCGCAGGTGATCGTGATAGTGCTCGTCAGATGGCGATGCAAAATCCAAGAGATTGGACACCAAGGGCTTTGGCTGGAGTTATTACAGTCGGATTCTTTGGTGTATTAATGTATATGCTAATGTTTGGTTTACCTGCTGCTGGTGGTGGTGAAGCTATGCTTGTGATGCTAGGTACCCTAGGCACAGCATGGGGTGCTGTTGTATCATTTTATTTTGGTTCATCCGCTGGTTCACGAGCCAAAGATGAAGCTTCTGCTGGAAAGAAGTAAGCCATAAATAGTATGGCTTAATTCGGAGGTAGGTATGGCTGTACCAACTACTCGCAAGCTGTTCAAAGATTATTGTCTTAGACGGCTAGGTTATCCTGTCATTGATATAAACGTTGATGATGGTCAAGTCGATGACCGCATCGATGATGCGCTTGCATATTATCGTGATTTTCATTTTGATGGTACAGAACACATCTATCTTTCATATAAGATTACACAGACGGATGTAACAAATAAATTCATCACGCTTCCTGATAGTATCAATTATGTCATTCGTATTTTTGATATTGGTCGTGCATCTAGCGTATCAAACTTATTCAATGTACGCTATCAGATACATTTAAATGACCTATTTGATTTCACAAGCACCACATATGTTCCGTATGTTATGGGTATGCGTCATATTGAAGAACTAGAACAGATTTTTGTTGGTAGCAAACCAATTCGATTCAATCGTCATAATAATCGTCTATATGTCGATATGAAATGGGACAAAGATGTCAAGGTTGATGATTATGTAATTGTCGATTGTTATCGAGTGCTTGATTCTGAGACCTTCAGCGACGTATGGTCAGACCCATGGTTAAAGAAATATGCTACTGCACTCATCAAAAAGCAATGGGGTGAAAACCTAAAGAAATTTGAAGGTATGAATCTGCCCGGCGGTGTAAAATTCAATGGCCAAAAAATTTGGGATGAGGCCAATGAAGAAATTAATGCGCTTGAAAAGGAAATGAATAGCGGCTATAGCTTACCTGTCATGGATATGATGAATTGATATGGCCACAAATAAGTATTTTCGCAATTATAATTATGGACGCGAACAAAGGGTAGAAGATGACCTAACGGTTGAGGCTATCAAGATTTATGGAACCGATGTGCAATATATGCCGCGCACCATATTCAATGAGATTGAAGAATTTGGTGAAGATCCGTTATCAAAATTTGATCTAGCAGTACCCATCGAAGTTTATGTCAATAACCTTGAGAATTTTCAAGGTGAAGGTGATTTTCTTAGCAAGTTTAATCTGGAAATTCGTGATCAGATTACTCTTACAATGGCCCGTCGACGCTGGGATCAAATACGCACAGAAAAGTTGGTTGATGAGATAGGTAATATATACCTTACAGAAGATAATCCTGCAATCTATTCATCAAATACTGATAATTATCTATTAGAAACTGGTAGTGCAAATGGATATTCTATTTCTTCATCTCGACCTCTTGAAGGTGATTTGATATACATTCCGTTTATAAACAATGGAAACGGCGCTATCTATGAAATAAAATTTGTTGAGCATGAACGTGTCTTTTATCAGCACGGTAAGCTGTACACATATGAAATGACATGTGAATTATTCCGTTATAGCTCGGAACGTCTTGACACCGGCAATAATGATATTGATATAATTGAAACCCGTCTAACTCAGGATATTTTAAATTATAATTATTTAATGGAAAATTCAGATATTATGATATCTGAAGATGGTGGTTATATAGTTCAAGAATTCCGTTTAGAAAATATACTAGGATCTGCAAATAATGAGATGTTTACGCAGAAATCATTTATAGACGTAGACTTCAGCGAGCGTAATCCATTTAGCGAGGTAGATAGGTATTAATCATGCCAATATTCGGCTCTTCCTTCTATCATCAGACGCTTAGAAAATATGTTATCACTTTTGGTAACATGTTTAATGATATGACAGTCAGTCGTATAGATTCTACAGGCAAAACAGTTCAAACTTTAGGGGTACCTATTTCATATAGTCCTAAAGAAAAATGGTTAGCTAGATTAAAAGATAATCCCGATCTTACGTCTCAAGTACAGACGGTTTTACCTAGGCTATCATTTGAGATAACTGGATTTGAATATGATGGTACCCGTCGTCTACAATCTTTAACTAGAAATGTTTCTACAAATTCTAATGGTTCTTTTAAATATCAGCGTACACCAGTTCCATGGAATTTAAATTTCTCGTTATATTCATATGTAAGAAATGCCGATGACGGTGTTCAAATTATGGAACAGATTCTTCCTTATTTTGGGCCAGAGTGGACAAATACATTAAACTTGATTCCTGAGATGGGTATCAAGATGGATGTACCGACTATACTTACTGGTATGAATATAGAAGATACATATGAAGGTGATTATGAGAATCGCAGGGCCCTCATATACACATATAATTTTACAATGAAATGTTGGTTCTTTGGTCCTGTGCGTACTCCTGCTAATGATGGTGGTATTATTCGTCGCACTATACTTAATTTCCATTCGATGGATACTAATCTTAGAGCAAATACTCTTTATGGTATTACCGTCGATATAACAGACGAAGAAATTGATAGAGCACTTACAACATCTCGTGTTACTATACAGCCAGGATTATTTGCTAATGGAGTTGGCACAGCTAATAGTGCTGCATCAATAAATCGTAATTTAATAGCGGCCAATTCAGATTGGAAATATGCACCGAATACATTCTTCTATCCATCAGGTGTGAAGTATGATCCTATAACTGGACAGGATAGTTAAAAATGAGTAAT